GCGTCGGCGAAGCGCCGCGGATCGTTGGCGAACAGCGCCCACTCGCTCTTGAGCGAGGCGGCGAGTTTTTTGATGATGTCGCGGCCGGAGCGGTTTGCGGTATCGACGCCGAGCGCGTGGGCATCGGGCCGCGGCGCCAGCCGGATGCCGGCGCCGACCAGCATGTCGACCAGCCGCATGATGCCGGCGGCGGCATGCGGATTGTTGCGCGCGAGATCGTCGGCGCGACTGTTGGCCCAGACGCGGTCATAGAGGGTCGCGCTCTCGGCCGAGGTGAGCGGCGGCCGCCAGGCGTAGGTTTCCTGATAATCGAGGCTGGCGCCCTTGTAGACCGCGGGGAAGGCACCCTCGGGGCGCTCGGTGGTCTCGGTGGGGCCCCACAGCGTGTCGATGCGCGCGCGTGCCCGCGCCCAAAAACTCAGGCCCGAGGGCTGGATCGGAGCAGGCGAAGCACTCACCGGTCTCTAACTCCCGCTGACCAGTTCGCCATGCTCGTCGTAACTGCGGCTGACGACGGCGAGACCTGCGCGCGCCGGCGACGCGTAATCCACTTTCGCCAGATCCGCGGCGAGCTGCGCGGCCGGCGTGCCGAACGCTTGGGCGAGCGGCACGATTTCCAGCGATGCTTTTGCGCCGCGCGCGAGCGCACGCCGTTCTTTGCGCGTCATTTCAAAACACCACGTTGATCGCGCCGCGGCGCCGGTCGCGGCCGTGAAGCTGGTCGCGCAGCAGATCGACGTAAGCGCGCAGCTCGTTGATCTTCGGCGGGGTAAACTCGGTCGATGACCCGTCGCTCAAGCGCACGCTGACGAACGCCTCGCCGATCTGCAGCCGGTGCAGTGCGTTCTCGGCCTGGCGCAGGCGCTCGACGATCTCCGGAGTGAACGTCATCGCTCACAGCCCCTTGTTCAATGACGCGAGCTGCTCGAAATAGCTTTTTTGTTCGCCCGCGTTTGCCGCCGGCGCCGGCGCCTCCACCGGCAGCTCCTCGGCGCTCACGCCCCGCGCGATCGCGCGCGCAGCCCAATCGTCGGCCTTGAAGCTCGTGAAATAGGCGTGCGCGCCGGCGATGTTGCCGACGCGGCAGTCGAGGAAGTGATTGTCGCGGTGCGGCCGCTGCTTCCAAGTCTTGCGCTTGCGGCCGCGGAACGCACCGTCCTCGAGATATTCCGAGGTGATCTGCTTGAAGTAGTTCTCGTCGAGGAAGCGGCCGAAGTGGCAGAAGCCCGGTGGGAACGTGAGGCCGGCGCCGTCGGCGATCGGCATCAGCGCCGCATAGGTATAGAATTTCGACTTCAGCGGCCAGGTGCCCATCAGGCGGAGCTTGGCGCCGCCTTTGATCTTGCGGCCGCGGTAATCGATGTCCTGGTCGGTGGCGATCCCGAGCGGCACTTTCGACCAGCCGTCGTCGCCCTTGGTCGCCCTGGTGCCGGGATGCCGCCGCGTCCACTCGTAGACGACGTCGGTGCGATAGCCGGAGTCGATCAGGAACTCGTCGGCGCGGAATTTGCGGCCGTTGGTGTCGGGCCACTCGCGCTCGTAGAGCTTTGTGAGCTCGGCGAAGGCGCCGGCGTCGACTTCGGTGGTCGAGCCGTCGAGATAATCGGCGAAGATGGTCCAGCTCTGCTGATCGGGTGCGAACGCCACCACCTCGACATAGATGCCGCGCATCTGCACGTCGGCCGAGACGTTGACGAGGAGCGCACCGGGCGGAATCACCTCGGGCGGATAATCCTCGCGCCGCTGCATCAGCAGCTCGTAGTCCGGTGCATCGACGGCGACGTTGAAGGGTAAGCCCAGCGTGAGATTCCAGAAGGTCTTCAGCTTGGCCGGGTCGTTGCCGGCGGCGACGTAATCCGCGGCGATGCCGTCCCAGGTGGAGAACGGCGCCGAGAGCTCATCGAAGTGATAGGACGGATATTTGCCCGGGCCCGGCGCGGTCGCAACCCATCGGCCGGTGCGGTAGACGGCGACCTTCTGCGCGCTCTCGATGACGCCGCCGCAGCATCGCGCGACGTAATAGGCCTGGTGCGGGAAGGTCTTCTTGAATTTGAGCCCGTGCGTCGTCGGATCATAAGGCGCATTCCACTCCAGCACGATGCGCTCTTTGCAGTGCGGGCAGTCGACGTGCCAGCGGCGCTGGTCGCCGGCGGCGTGTTTTTCCTCGATCTTCGAGGCGTCCTGGATGACCGGCGTCGAGACGTAGGCGCGTTTCCAGGTGCCCGAGGCCTTGAACGATTTTTGCCCGCGGGCGACCAGCGAGAGCGGATCGCCCTGGCCGTCGAGGTCATCCTCGTATTCGTCGACCTCGTCGCACAGCGCCTTCTTCGCCGTCAGCATGCGCAGGTTTGCCGGCGAGGAGGCGAGCAGCAGCGACAACGAGCCGCGCGGAAATCTCTTTTCGTAGGTGGTCGAGCCGGCGGCCGAGCGCGACGACTGCGGATAGACCTTGTCGCGGAGCGGCGCGGTCAGTTCGATCATGCGGCCGAGCTTGATCGAATTGAACTTGCGCAGCGCCACGTCGGTGGGCTGCACCACCACCATGTCGCAAGGGTCGCGGTCGATCGAATGGCCAATGGCGCATAAGAGCATGGTGGTGAAGGCGGTCTGTCCCGACTTCATCACCGCGATTTCGTTGACCGGCGCGTCCGGCCCGAGCATGTCCAGCGGCTCGACAATGTGCGGCGTGCGGCGCAGGTCGATCTTCTCGCCGGCATATTCGCCGTCCGGCAGCACCGCAAATTCGGCCGCCCAGGCCGATGGCGCGATCGGCGCCGCCGGCGCGAAGTGGGCGGCGAGCGTGCCGCCGACGATGGCGCGCGCCGAGTGGATGTATTCGAGCCTCATGGCGCCTGGTCGGCCTGGTCCGCCTCGTCCGGCAGATCCGCGGCGAGCGGTCCGGCGGCTTCCTCGGCTTTGCCCTGTGTCTCGAGCTTGGCGAAGGCCTCGGCCAGGCCGGTGCGCAATTCGAAGGCGATTGTCTTGAGCAGTGCGCGGGCGCCGGCTTCGCCGTTGGCGCCGACGGCTTCCGTCAGATCCGCGGAGCGCAGCGGCAACCGGTCGATTAGCTGCACCGCCGCGTCGCCCGCGGCGCGCAAGGCGGCGATGACATCGGCGATCGGCACGATCAGGCCGCGGCGCTCGGCGAGGTCGAGCTTCTTCAGCTCGGCCTCGTAATGGATTTTCTGCAGCTGCGCGCCACTGAGCGTCGGCTCGGCGCCGGACGGCGCCGCCGTTGCGCCGGGCTGCGGCTTTGTTGCGCCCGCGGGCGACTCCGGCGCGCGGAAGTGGCGCGCGGTGGCGGCCGCCTGCACCTTCACCGGGTCGGCGATCTCGCCGAGCGCGCGGGCGAACGCGGCCGGGTCGATCAGCTTCTCGCCGCGCTCGCCTTCACGCGTCTCGAGCTTGCCGGCGGCGACCAGCTTTTTGACCTGGCGCGAGATCAGCGCCTTGTCGCGTTTCCGCGTCCGCGCCAATTCCGACAGCGACAAGAGCTGCGGCGCAGCGGCGGCCGTCGCCGGTCCAGCGACTGTCACCGTTGACACCGTTGACCGTTGACCCAGGATTTTTAGAGATCAGCTAGGGCTTTTTCGAGCTGCCGCGCAAGCGCGGGGGGTACCCCGCCAGGAAGGACCCGCCGCCCTCGGCCGGTTGCGCCGCCGGATGGTTCAGACATCACTTTTGATGGTTTAAATATGACTTTTGATGACTGAGACATCACCTGGGGCGACCATCCTGCCGCGGATGTGGTTCCGGTAGCGCGGATCAGCCACGCGGAGCGAAACCTGAGAGCAATGCGCCGAGCTCGCGCTCGGCCGCGATCGGCAACTCGGCGGCGACGGTCGACTCGAAGGTCGTCTTCACATCATCCTTGAGCAGCTCGCGCGGAATGGCCGGCCCGAATAGCTCTCTGATCGGCAATCGGCCGACACGCGACCCTCCGTGCACTTCACGGACGAAGACATGGCCGCCGAGGGTAGTCCCTATAAACGCGTGCGCAAACACGCGTCGCGTGCCCCACGGCGCCGCCGAGACGCCATCCTTGCGCTGGCGCGCCGAAAATGCCGAGAGCGGCAGGAAGCCGCCGAAGCCGACGATGCGGTAGGCGAGCTCGCCATAATTGGCGCGCCTGATCTTCAGCGCGCGGCGCACCGTGCCATACTTCGCGCCGGTTTGCTTGACCAGCGCGCGCACGACTTTGGTGCGCGCCTTGTCGCCGACGCGATTGATGGCGCGGCGCATGATGTGCGGCGCCTGATTGCCGACTGTGCGCAGCCGCTGCGCCATCTCCTCGAAGTCGGCGCGAATGTCGAGCGTGAACAGTCCGAAATCATGAGAAGCTTTCACCGCCGCGCCGTCATCCTGTGCGCCAGCGCTACGCGTGCGAGCTGCGCTCGCTGCGCGATCGCGCGCGCGTCTTCCAGCGCCGATCGGCCGACAAACGCGACTTCGCGCTTGAGCGTTTCGACGTCGCCGCGGAATGCGGCGCCGGCGGCGATGACGATCGCCTGTTTGCGCTCGGCGCAGCCGCAGCCCATCAGGCAATTCCTTTAGAGAAGGCCGATTGGGTGTCGATAGAGAAGGCCCATGGGTGTTGATGGCACGGATCGATGATGGTGTGCGTGTAGTCAGGATCGGTAATGCCCAATTCAGCTCTCGCTTTCGCGTGAGTCATCCATTCGGTTTCCGGCGAGGCTGGAAGGCGAGCAATGGCAGCCGCTGCAACAAGTGCGGCAGCCCCGGGCAATAGTGATTGTATGAATTTTCGGCGCGCGATCATCAGCTCCTCCTTTTCGTGGAGGGTATATAGCACGATTTCAGCGCGGCGAAATCAGCAGTTCGTGAATCTTTTTCACGCCTTTTTGGATGCTGCGCCGCGCCGCACGATAGGTCGCCGATGGCCGCGGTTGTTTGCTGCTCATAGAAAATCCTTCCCGGCGTGATCCTTGAACAGCCCGGCGCGACGGTCGTAGGCGCGCAGCGTGTCGACGTCGCGATGCCGCGTGACACGCATCACCGAGAAGAAGTCGGCGCCGCGCTCGAGCGCCGAGGTAACAAACCCCGCGCGCATCGAATGTCCGGAATAGATTGCATCATCAAATCCGGCGGCCGCCGCGTAATGCTTGACGATGGTCGCCACCGAGCGGTCGGTGAGCCGGCCACCGATTCGATTGCCTTTGTCGATTGAGCGGAAAACCGGGCCCTCGGCGATCGCTGCGGCCTCGAGCCATTCCTTCAGCGCCGCGACGGGCTTAAGCTTCTTGCCGTTCGGTATGGCGATCTGGGCGCCGGCGCCTTCTTGGTCGGTCTTCGAGACGCGCACGTGCACGATGACGCCGCGCTCGACGAATTCGAGATCGGCGACGTCGAGCGCGACCAGCTCGCTTCGACGCAACGCGGCTGCGAAACCGAGCAACAGCAGCGCCCGATCGCGGAGAGCGCGAAGGTCCGGCGCCGGTTGATCAGCTGATGATGATTCCGAAATCAGTGATTTAGGAATACGAGATCGCCGCGGCGCAAGCATCCGCGAAAGGCTCTGCGCCGTCGCCGGCGCCTTGCGCGTCACGGCGACACCGATCTTGCGGCGGATGCCCGAGAGCACCGCGCGGACCGTCTCAGCATCGCTGGGCGGGACTAAGCCTTTGAGTTTGTGAGCATACGCTACCGCAGCCAGGCGCCGCCTGATCGTCGAGACTTTTTTCCCGGCGTCGGCAAGCTGCGCGAGGTAAGTAGCGAGAGTCGTCGGCGCCGCTGGCAGCGGACATAGGCCAACGCCGTCGCACCATCGGGCGAAATCCGCCCAATCAGCACGATAAGCGCGTCGCGTGGCCTCAGATTTGGAAGCTGCGGCATAATTAGTCGCCGATCGCAGCGCTTCGGCGAGCGCCGGCGCCGGATTGGTTGATCGCCGAGCCAGTACGTCCGTGGTCTCGGCGATCGGGACCGGCCGATCGGTGACGACCGGCAGATCCTTATCGTTCATGTTGGGGTTAACCCCAAATCAAGTTGGGGTTGACCCCCCAGATCGAGGACGACCGGCAGATCCGCATGGGCCACTTACCCCGGCTCAGGCCGTCGTACGGCCGTAAGTAGGAGCTGGCGCGAAGTACCGCGGCTCGATCAGCAATTCCGCACTTGTGCGCTCATAGCTGCCGCTACCGTCCATTTGATGCCCCACGGCTCTCACATACAAAAAACGATCATCCGTATCATCGGAAAGGGCCATGATTCCGGCGAGCAAAACCTCCCGAACAACATTCGGCAGGCCGGGGTCTTTCATGACCGTGCGCCGGGCCGATTCTTTGGTGCGGAAGGAGCCTTCAAACGCGTAACTCATGAAACCTCCGATAAAAATTCGCTGTTAACTTATATGTCAACAGTGACCGTTGATTGGTTCCGAGAAGCGGCCGTTATCGGAAACAGAAAGATCGCATTTCCTCAGCCGCGATCGCGAAAATGCCTTGCAACACGGCGAAGCAAGCGATGACCCAGAGCACTATCATGTTTGTTTGTCCGCGAGCATCCGCCGCCGCTGGATCGGAATGATGCGGCCTTTGCTGCAAATCGCGGCGATTCCGCTGTCGCGCTGCGGCGACCTAAAAGACGTCGGCGACGTCGATTGAAAGCCCATGCGCCTTTGCAGGCCGAGGACGAATTGATCGAGCGCGTCTTTTTGTTCGAGAAATAGCCCCGGCCGCTGATTGAGCGGCGGCGA